TAGTGGTGATAAAAATAATCCCCTTGGAATCGAGTACACGGCCCATGAGGATATTCCAGCATTCCCTGGAGATCATGGCTCCTTCATCGATCCAGATCCAGCCGAGAGAAGGACCGCGAAGACGGTCAGGCTCTTCGGCTGATTTCACCTCCACCCGGTAGTAGTGATTGGGCATCGACTTGGGAGGAACCATGAGAAAGCATCTCTCCCCTTTCATATGCTTGGCAATGAGATCCCCGGAATGGGCCTTGAACATCCTTTCGGGGACCTGGCTCATCGGATAGGTGGGAGAGACGATCCAGCCCAGGTTGGGCAGGCGATTATACTTGTATACCTGCTTGAGAGCTTCCCGGGCCCCGGCAAAGGTCTTGCCTGCCCGGATTCCCCCGAGGAAGAGGACTACCCTTGCCCCTCCCCGGATGGACTCTGAGAATCTCCACTGTGCCGGAGTCTGGTTATAGGTGACCTCTCTCTTTACTTCCTTGTACCGGCTCTGCTTCGATTCCTGGGCAACCTTCTGAAGCTCATCCGCCTTCTTCTGCTCGTAATGTTTCTTCCAGCGGAGCCGTCCCTTTTCGGCCTGTTTCTCCCGGTAGATCCTGTCTTCTTCGGGAGTCCTGACCTTCTGGGTATATTTCCGCTTCTTCTTCTTTTTAGGAGGAGGTTGACTCATCGCTCTTTATCGGAGAATCCTCGGTAAAGGTAACATCCGCAACCTGCGGTTTCTGCTTGTCATAAGGACGGAAATAGCCATGGAGCAACTGGCCAAGGCGGATCAGGGCATCCATCTTCATATCTTCCTTGGCTGCATTCTCCGCCCAGTTGTACAGCTTGGAGATAAACCAGTCTTCATCGAGGAACTTCTTCAGTCCCCGGGCTCTCTTGCCTGTCTTGACATATGCCTTGGCCTTGCCCAAGGCTTCGTTCTTGTCTATCTCCTCTTCGGATTCCAGGTATCTCCTGGAAGTATATTTCGGATCCGGTCTCCCCTGGTCATCAGACATTGGTCTCTTCCTTCTTCGTTCCCTTCTTGAAATCCTCCTGGGTCATGAACATTCCCTTGGAATAGGCATCCATGAAATTCTTGAGATACTTGTCTTCCGAAGTCTTTTCCCGGATTGCCTGTGCCCGTTCGGTTGCATCCGGAGGACGAAACCATTTCGGATTCTGGGCGGACTTGAAAAGACGATACCCGATAAAGATTCCCAGAACGGTCGAGCCCAGAAAGAGAAGTCCCAGAACCGTGGCCAGGATCATGTACTCAATCACCGAAGGATCCTTCATCGACCTCTTCCGGGGTAGGCGGGACGAGTGGATCATGAGCTTCAAAAACCGGCTCCGGGGTCTTTTCCGGGGTGACCTGTTTCGGCTTGGACTCAAACTCCCTGATTCTCTTTTCACAATCAACCAGGAATTTCTTCCCATCCTCCCTGGTAATGGATTTCAGGATGGATTCATCCCGGTCATACACGAAATCCCTCATGCAGACCAGGCACTTGAAATGCATGATTCCCGTTGAGCTTACCGACTTGGGACTGGTAATGATTACAGGAGCCTGGGAGAATATGGCACTCCCACAGGAACATCTCAGGGACTCCAGAAACTTGGGCATACAGGGATCTCCTTATTCAATATCCAGATCTTCCAGGATGCCTTCCACCCTGGACAGGGGGATCACATGGAATATAAATTGACTCCATACACCCATTCTTACTATTCCCCGGACCAATACTCCAACAAATTTTCCATCCATTCCATAAATTCCTGATCCGGATGATCCGGGAAGAGCATTGTTTGAGACAATCAAATACCCCTGATCCGGATATATCCTGGAGATATACCCGCTGGTAAATACCGGTCCTATCCCCCATGGATACCCCGAAGAATACACCTGGTCTCCAGGCTGGTAATCCCTGGATATCCCCTTCCATAACCTCAATCCATTCCCAGTCGATCCAGGCCTTCTCAAAATCGCAAGATCATTGAAAGAATCAGAAAAGATTACCACCCATCCCCAACTGATCGAATCAGATCCAAACTTCAACCCGATCTCATCTCCCGTTACCGGGTGGGAATCGATCACATGATAGGCCGTTATCACCAGGTTCTCATAAACCAACGATCCAGACCCAGTACTCGAAGCACAGTACACCTTCCCAGTCCTGGTGATCATCTCCCCACGGAACTCCTGATCCAGATCCCGGGTATGGCTCAGAGCTCCTGAGCCGCTCTCCAGGCAATGTTGATTACACGATGGGATGGTGATCCCGGAAATGAATAAAAGTCCCCAGAGAAAGGCTCTCAGAGCCTTCCCTGTTCTGCACATTCCGCTTTCCCCAGCTCCAGACCCTTTCCAGGGCCTTCCAGGCCCCTTTTCCAACTCTTTCTTCCCCATTCTCTCTCTCTATCTCTCTCCATCCAACCAACTTAGCTCCCTCCTCCCTCTCCGGTCAACCCCCTTTCCTTCCCTAATCCCATAATTTTGCTTATTTTGGCTTTGTTGGGCCTTTGGCCCTTTAAGAATAGCGGTTTAGGACCTAACTCTATACTTATTTACCTTATTACTTATTACTTATATATATTAAATATTAAAAGAGAGAGAGAGTCTCTCTCTCTCTTTTATATATATATTACTTAATACTATATTACTTATTTATATATTACTTATATTACTTATTAGTTATATATATTACTTATATAGTATATATGTATATATACCCCATCTCACCCACCCCCCAAAGTGAGATTTTTGTCTGTGGTAGGTAAGTACTATATAGTGACGGGAGCCCCCCGGGGTGAGGGGGGGTACCGTGCTAAGGAAAGTTTTCAAGCGAGTTTACTTTTCACCTTGCTTGTACCATGTCCTTGCTTGTCGGAGATCTCAAGGGGTGGAACGAGCCTTCCTGCCTGTACCCAGGTCCTTGCTTTGAGGGTGTAGTTGCTTGGTAGTACACTGGAACCAACCCCTCTCCCCAAGAGAGGAAGAGTAAACATCTAGTGCGCCCTTTCGGGCGCAACATTGAGGAAATGAGGGCTAAAGCCCTCAAATCCTAGCCCTATGGGCTACGGCTCGAAGACTCGCCTATGTCCGGCACAAGGCCGGACTCGAAGGAAACCGATGCCTGGCGGAGCCAGGCACGGTTCCACATTCTATAGACCCCCACAAGGGGGGTCTTTTCAGCTGCTTATCGCGGGGTAACAAACAGCAAACTTACCCGCCCCCAAAAACGATTGGCATGCTTTTTGAATTGGCATGGTATTTTATCTGGCACGCTGTTTGACTTGGCACAATACTTGATTCTCAGGGGTCAATATTCGGGGTAACATACTGTTAGCAAACTATTTGCACTATTTTGACCCAAATATTATTTTTCATGGCCCTTTTCTTGAAGTCGAGGCA